TCCATATACGCAGGCAGGAGGGGAATTTGATGTAGTTCCATTAATTCCTGGAACAGTCATTCTGACAGCAGGTGATCAAATTGCCTCCGATGATGGTATGGGGGGGTGGACTGATGCCACTGGATCGATCGACTATGCCAGCGGGGAGTATTCGATTACCTTCCCATTAACAGTTTCGACTTCTACTCCAATTTACGGTCAATACTCATTTTCCGCTTCTATCCCTATCATGGGGTTGAAGACGTGGATAAACCCCGCAAATTCCACTGTAAAGTTGTTAGCTTTTGATACTCGGCGGGCCTCCTTATTTAATGATTCCACTGAATTATTTGTCCCAATAAATTCCGGCACAAATTCCATTCCAATCCCCGCTAATCCATCCGGTTCTCCCGTAGTGACTACACTTACGGTCACAACTGGATTTTTAGATTTAGTCCCCTATACACTTTCCATGACTGATGGGACGAGCACCGTAACTGACACGCCCGGAAGCTTGCCGGCCGGCACTTTCGGCACTTCGGGTAATTTCACGCCGGCCTCCTCTGTAAATTATTCCACTGGAGTCATTACTCTTAAATACACCAATCCTGCTGGAGATCCAGCGAAATTAGTCATTCTAGATTTCACTATTGGTGGAGATTATTTCACTGGAGATCAGACAAATTTTTTTAATGCAACTAATTGGAAGCCAACGACGGTTAGTTATCTTTATTTAGTTAATAATAAAGACAGAATTACTCTTTATGATGGATCTACAAATTCCCTTTCTCGCCCTCCATTCCCAATAACACTAGCTGATCAAACGGCATATACCAATAATATTATAACTGCCGTTGATCTGGATATATTCAAAAATCGTCTTCTGATCCATCGGCCTACTACTACTGTACAACCAAATCCTGAAAATCAAACCATCAGGTTCTCGGCTCAATTTAATGCTACCAACACAGTTGCAGATATAGTGGGAAATGGAGGAGCATTAGTTTTCCCTACTCAAGATCAAATCATGTCAGGTGAGTTCTTAAGAGATCAAATGATCGTTTTCTTCAAGAATTCAGCATGGCTTATGCAGCCTACAGGATTCACTAATCCGCCCTTTAGAGCCACTCAGATAAATTCGACTAGATCCACCAATTGTCCATATGCTACGGTGCCTTATGATCAAAGGGTAACTTCCGTTGGATCAAAAGGTATTATCGCATGTGACGGAGTAAACACACAGAGATTTGATGTAAACATTATAGATCAATTTCTGGAAATTAACCCGCAAGCTTATAATCAATGCTTTTCCCAAAGGTATGATAGTGTTAATCAGACTTGGACTTTATTCCCTTCTTTGGCTACCTCTGATAGTGGTTCTGCTGCGATTAGTGATCAAATTTTAGTATACAATTTCCTCGAGAACACGTGGTCGGTCTATAATATACCTATGAGTTGTCTAGGTCTATATCAGGTTATTGGAGATGTAGATTGGGCATATTTTGCTGTGGGAGGGCCCGAGCCCACTACATGGGAGGAAGCTGAATTCTCGTGGAATTCTTACCTGATACAAAAAGGCTCACCCTCCCTATTAGGAGGAGGGCACGATGGAACTGTCTATGTCATGAATGAAAGCACTCGGGACAATACTACGTCCTATTCATGTGATATAATTAGCACTCTGTGGAACCCATTTGCTAAACAGGGGCTTGCGGTAGATTTTGGCTATATAGATCTTTATTATAACGTAAATACATCTGTTACTTTAAATCTTAAATTCTATCTTAATGGAGAAAATGATCCTGGTCCTCAGCGTACAGTTGTACTTACAAAAAGTCCTGGCACAAGTAACACACAACTGACCAATTTCCAAAGGATTTATCTGAATTTTAGAGCGCAATTCGTCCAGATGGAAATCACAAACGATACTGCATCCAACGGACTTTTCCAAATTCAGGGAATGATCCTTTGGGCTAAGGAGTCTGGGAGAATAACCTCGGGGCTAACCACGTTATGACTTATCCTGTAGTCGATCTACCCTCCTTAGATGTATCAACTATAGTCCCTGAGAAGGAAGATCTTTTCATCCCTTATCTAACCTCTCTTTATGAGAATATAGCTTCAACTGTAAATAATAAAGACAATCTTTATTATGACTTTTCAATTACTTCATTTTCTGCGAATATACCTAATTTACCCAATTATGGAGCTTATATTATATGTGTCAGCGGTGTCGATTCTACACTTCCTACCATAACAGCCTCTCTATGCAAAGCGGATGCGTCGGCATCGGGATCTGTAGCCGTCCTTGGTTCACAAGTAGGGACGGGAGCTTGGAGCGGGAACTCCCTAACAATAAGTTCAAGCTCAACGAATTTTCAAATAAGCCACAATAGAAGTGGCATCACTGGCAACTTCAATATTAAGTTTATTGGAACTCAAATTTAAAATGTGTTATAATTAAATGTATACAGAGATAAAATATGCCATCTGGATTTTCTAAAGTTCCCACCCTATCAGGTGGCCAAGAGTCATTTCTAAACCAATTACTATCTTATCTCGGACCTCAATTCCAGCAGGCCCAGCAAGGATTCCAAAGCTTTCTGCCTGGTGGAGAAGGCAACAACCCAATCATTGCTGGTGCCAACAAGAATTTCCAACAACAAACTCTTCCTCAAATCCTGAATGCATTTGGCTCGGATGTTGGATTCGGTGATTCTTCCTTGAATCAAGCTCTTGCTGGCGGCGCAGCTGATCTGAATACCAATATTGCTGATATTATAGCTCGTAATCAACTAACTGCTGCCCAAGGCCTCGGTAGTATGGCTACACAAGGTGCTGGGCTAGGGTTAGGAACTCCCTCATTTGCTTATCTTGAAAAACAGCCTGCATTCTGGAAACAATTGCTTCTAGGATTAGTTGGTGGGGCTGGTAAAATCGGCGGAGCGTTCTTTGGTGGCTAAAAAATCATGGGCATCTCAGTTCAAGAAAGGAACCGTTCCAAATCAACCAATCGATCCTGGTTCTATGGTAAAACGTGCTAATTCCGATTCTAATGCAAAATCTAAGTCCAGAAAGGGTTTGGGCCTAGGCACTATGCAACAGGCTGCTCCTGGGCTTGCAATGAGGTCTAGTTTTGGTGTGCCTAAGAAAAAGAAGAGGAAATCCTAATGGTTCAAGTAATTAAATCTAATCCTTCTTTCGGCACTCTACTAGCTCAACATTTAGGCCAAGCGGGCGCAGATCTAGGCCAAGGCTATTTACAAGGCCAACAGAATAAGAAACGCCAATCAGGCGTTTCAACTCTTTTGCAGCAATTTGGCATTACGCCTGAACAAGCTCAGCAGATAGCTATGACGGGCATAGAAGCTAAAGATGTTCTGGCGCATGGGCAAAACCTTAATAAAAGTGGGCAGTTATCTAAAGAATCTCAAGAAAAGAAAGAAACTGCTGAAAATCTACTAGGTACAATTGGCGAAATGGAATCATTACTGCCTTATGTAGGATCTACCAGCGTCCCATTCACCAAAAGTTTTAATGCTGTTCCAGCGGGACTAAATCGAGAAGGATTAGAAAGAAGAAGCGAATTTGACACTCTTGCCGCTCAGATAGCAGGCTTTTTTAGAGATTTGGAGACTAAAGGACAACTTCCTCAGGGTCTTTATGAAAAAGTTATTGAACCTCGTCTTCCTTCCTCTAAATTGAGTGAAAGAGAAAACATTGGACGCCTAAAAGCAGTTAAAAGCCTGGCCGAAAGGCATGGAAGAATTAAGGCGCCCGAATCCAAAAAAGACAATACTCAAAAAGAACGTCCTCCATTAGAAAGTTTCTATAAATGACTTTTGATATAAATGCTGCTCGACAAGCGGGATATTCAGATCAGGAGATCCAGCAATTCTTAAATAGGCCTAAGGAGAAGAAATTCGACTATGAAGGCGCTAAGAAAGCTGGTTACTCTACTCGGGAAATTCAGAACTTTGAAAGAAAGCAAATGTATGAAAAACATAAGGGAGAACCTGGATCTAAAGCATTAGGCGCTCTAAGAGGATTGGGGAATTTAGCTCAGCGTCTTAGCGGAGGACTAGAAACTCCCGAGCAGTTTTATGAACGTAGGGACGGCTTACAGGGCGAGAGTCCAGAGCAACGCGAGCGCCGTAAATTGTTTGAAGGCATTACAGAAGGTACTGGGGAATTGTTACTTCCTTTGCCTGGTGGCCCCGCTGAAAAAGTGCTCCAAGAAATAGGTGGCAGTAAAGCAGCCAAATTCATTTCTCAGGCTTTTAGCAAGAACCCTGAATTAAAGGGAGCGAAAGCACCTAACATTAAGCCTAAAGATGCTGTGCAAGGTATTTTTGAAGAACGGGCAGCACTAGGAGAGCCTGAACAAGGATTCTTAGGAAGAAAGAGCAAACCTCTTCAAAAACCAGAACCCCCTACAGACTTTTATCAGAAAGTAGAAGAGGCGCAAGAAAAGTTACGTGCTCCTCTAGGAGATCGTACCCAGAACATTGGAGAGTCGATTTCTAAACAACCTTTTAAGTCTTCTTTGCAAGCTGGGCAAGAAATTAAATCGGAAGCACAGAAAATAAAGACTGCGGCCCGAGAGAAGTTTGATAAAGAATTCCAAAATATCAAAACGCAAACGCAGCATCTCGAGTCTTTCCCTACTAAACTGTCTCATGAGTTGTCAGACTTTATTAAAGAAAATAGAGGCAAGCCATTAGAAAAGCTTTCCACCGGTGCTAGCAAATTAATGAGTGCTGCTGATGAACTCCTTAAGCTTACGGCTGAAGCTACTCCAAATGGTTCAATTATTGGGTACAAGAGACCGCGAATAAGCGATTTAGTCGCAGCAAAGCAGCGCATAGGTGATATCGCAGACTGGGAGATAGGGGAATCGTCTTTTAAAGGAGCCTATAAAGAAATTTATAAGCAACTTGAAGAAGAAATCTCAAAGACTATTGGAGATAAAAGCAAGCCTCTCCTTCAGAAATATAAAGACTTAAACAAACGTTATTCTGAATTTAAAGATACTTTCGGAAACCAGAGGACTATAGAACTTTTTGAACCTAAAAATAAAGATTTCACAAGTATTTTTAAGGGCCTTCAGGACAACGATTCTTTTCGTGCTCTAGAAAAGATACTAGATAAGAGCCAAAGAGGTAGAGATCTTCTCTCTAAAATGAAGAGAAATATTTTTGAAGGGCGCTCTGCTAAGGAATTAAGCCCCATAGAGACTCAAGATCTTAAAGATATTTTAGGAAAAAATAAAAGCGGTCTTGTAGATAAGGCGCAGGCGTTCCAGAAAAAATTACCTTCTGTATTTGAAAAGAGCCCTGAAGAGTTACTGCGCCAAATGGATACTCGTAGTGGCATAAGGAAGATCAAGGAAGAACTGAAGGGCATTCAAGGCGGCGACGAATTCTTTAGTATCTTGAAAGAAGCCAAAGTAGAAGAAATTTTAGCGAATGGAAAAATAAAATCTTCTTCCACCGTTCAGGAAATGTACGATGTCCTTAGCAATAGCAAGAATTTCAACATTCTAGGCGAATTAGAAGGCCGAGGAAACGTAGCAACCGAGTTACATAAATTAGGCCTGGAATTAGCTAAGTCAGAAAATAAAGCGTTGGGGAAAAAACTTCTGAAAGAAGTGGGATATTCAGCCTTAAAAAGCCTTCCAGGGGGCACCCTTTTCTATAAAATAGGAAAACATTTATTCAAGCATGCTTAACATTAACTTGATTTGTCACCTTTTTCTAAAGAATGAGTAGCAAGTTCTTTTGGCATAATATCTTTCATTATTAGTACGGTTTTCATGATTGTAATCTCTTTTTCAATGGCTGCAAACTTACCGTTCATCCATAGAACCGAAGCTAAAATTCCCCCAAGGACTACTACCGTATCAGCGTGTTTTTTAAACCAATCCATATAACTCCTTATTTAACACAATCTTAGCATTAATCGCTAATTAAGAGCAATACATATGTCAGCCCAACTTAAATACAGACCCTTAGGCTCATTAGACGCGAACGGGCGATTGAATCAGTCCTCCTATGAAGACGAAGCTTATATAGCTGACATAGGCATGGGAACCACTCCAGTTTACGAAGGATGGGCACGCCCTGGGACTCCTACTAGTGCCACTGGATGGAAGATCCGGAAAGATACTTATTCTAGTACAACTTTAACACAAGTCCAATGGCCAGAAAATGCCCTCGGAAAAGCCAGTGCAGATTACGAATTCATCTGGGATTCGCGCGCAGGTTATACCTACGCTTAACCATCTCAAAATCATTTAATTAGGAAAAATTATGCCAACTATTTCCCCCAAAGTGACCCCTTATTATGGAGGGGGTCAAGTAGTGAATCCCGCAAACGTCATCAGGGTCACGTCTACCCCTTCAACTGCGGCTATCCAAAACGCTCTAGGAACTATCGCAGTCCAAAATTCTAATGGACATGCATGGATCTTAGCTTCTCTCAGTGGACATTCTGCGACGTGGACTCCAATCGGTGGAGGTGGTCTTGCAGTTGCCACTCTGACCGGGGATACTGGGACTGCAACTCCTTCTGCTGGAAACATTAAAATTGCTGGCACTGCGAATCAGATAACTACAGCGGCTTCCGGCGCGACAGTTACCCTTACGCTTCCCGCAGCTATCACAGCTCCTGGTTCATTGACGGCTACCACTTCTCTCGCAGCTACAACTAGCGTTACTGCCGGAACCACTATCACAGCTACCCTTGGAAATATTACAGCTACAAATGGAAGTTTTGTCGCTTCTACGGCTGGAACTGGAATAGTTTTTAATCCAGGAGCTACCTCTGGGACTACCACCGCTACACTTAATGCTCGTGTAGGTCAGGTAACAATCACCACGCCAAGTATTGCTGCTGGAGCTACAGCAGTTATGACTATTTCTAACACTTCTATTACTGGGTCTGGGACTCAAGTTGGGTACTGGCTCACCGGTGGAACTACAGGCGCTGCTCTAACTATTCAGTCATACGCGAATACAGCAAACCAATCGGTCGTAACGATCCAGAATGGAACTGGTGCTACCACTAATACAGCTTCTTTGGTCTTAAACTTTGTAGTCCTAAACTAAGGATAATATGCCTACATCAACGCGTCCTTTAGGCCGTCTGGATGCAGACGGTCGTGCTAACCCATACAGTTATAACGATAATGCCTTCCGAGGCCAATATTCTGGCTCTAATCTGATCTATAAAGGGGAAGCTCGTCCAGGGGCTTCCGAGTCTGCTTTAGTTTGGCAAATTGCTCTTCTAGCTTATGACGGCTCGGGGAATGTCACTTCTATCACATGGCCTCAAAATGGTTTTGGAGTCGCTTCAAATGACTTTGCATTTTCGTGGACTAATAGAGCTTCATATACTTACTCTTAAGGAATAAATGCCATTTAGATTCAATCCATTCACTAATAATTTAGATATTATTGATATTACAGCAATTCCCCCTGGGACTGTTGCGACCATTACTGGAAACAGCGGTGGGGCAGTCGGGCCGGATGGATCTAATAATTTAAATTTAATCGGCACCGCTCCTATAAATATTGTGGGAAACCCAGGTACTAACACACTGGCCGTTTCAATCAGTGGTAGTTCATATATTTCGTCTATCACAGCTACATCCCCTATTACAGCGAATGGAGTCTCTGGATCACCTCAGACTGGCGCAGTTACATTAGCTATTTCGGGGTCTGGATTTGTAAGTAGTATTACTGGGACTGCAAATCAGATTGCGGTGTCCGCATCCACAGGCGCAATCACTTTGTCATTCACGAATGGCATTTCGATTGGAAGTTATCAAAGCACTACTCCTCCTTCTGGTGGAATTCTAGTCCCTGGCAAAGTCTTAATAGGGACAACATCTGCATTTGATGCAAACACAGTTGTGCAAATAAATAGATCTGGAGCTTTCACATATCTTGATATTACAGGAGACGTTGCACAACAGCAGGCAATTCGTTTAACTGATAGTGTGACAAGCATTATTCTTTACAAGCTGCAAAGTACTACTGCATTTAGGATATATAACAGTGCAGATGTAGCCGGTTTCCATACAAATGGTTCTGTTTCTATAGGAAATACAAATGCTGGTACTGCTGCGGCTGACAATGGATTACAAGTCCAAGGGCTAACTTATTTAGGAGCTACCGGCGCGTCTGTGGTGACAACCACCGTTAGAGCGTCTCTCTTTATGAATACAGGAGACGGGTGTGCTTTATCAATAACCGGTACGGCAAACTCAATATTGAGCACAGGGAAAATGACTGCTCTCGATATTGTACCTAATATGGTTCCTACAGGCGGTATTGCTGGGAATGTATTAGCTGGAATTTCACTTCACCCCGTCGTTTCGGCTCCATCTGCTACTACTATCAGTACCGTTCATATGATGAATATTACACCGTCGTTGAGTACAAACGTTGGAACAATCTCGGAATACGACGGAATCTATATATACAATTTTTCTGCCACTGGGACCGTGACTTTGGCGAGAGGACTGGGTATTGAAGCTCCTACTTTTGGGGTTTCCAATATTTGTGCCGCTTTTGGGGGCGGAATCTGTATAGGTAGTAGTTATTTTTCTACTGTTCCGCCTACTAACGGAGCGATCATTCAGGGGCAAGTGGGGATCGGAACTTCTAGTGCTTCTAATTTATTAACTCTGGGAGCCGTCAATACTTCTTTGTCAGAAGCAATTCGAGTCAACGGTACTGTTGCTGCTCAAACTTATATGTCTTTTTATGGCAATACAACTAGACAAGGATATTTGGGAACGGCAGGTGGGTCCGGCGGAATCGTCTTAAATTCTGATGTTAGCAGCCTTATTATTCAAACTGCGGGATTACCAACATATTTCACAGGACAAACCGTTGTAGGAATAAATGGCGGCTTGTCGGTAGGGGCAAGTTATTACTCGACTATTCCTCCTTCTTCCGGTGCGATTATTCAGGGCCAAGTGGGGCTCGGTGTATCATCTCTTGCTTCAAATGTGAGACTGGAGGTTTTCGCAGCCACTACTGATGTGGCCGAAATTTATATACACGGCACACTAAATGCCATAAGCGGCGCCAATAGCTCGTGGGGAATATTGTGCCAACCAATTTTACAACCTACTAATGGTACAGCGGCGTATGTCACAGGAATCGAATGCAGTCCTACGATTATAGCCCCTTCCGCCAAAACGATAGCATTTGGGTTAGGCGCATATATAAACCCAATATGGAGTTCCAATGTAGGGACAATAACCACCGCAGCAAATTTGTATATTGATACCGGAAGTACATCCGCAGGAACTGTTACTAACATGTATGGATTATATGTTAGGACTCCTGCAACAGGCCCATCTTTACGTAGATGCGCTTTTTTTGAAAGTGCTGTTGTATATAACCAATCTACTACCGGTGCAGGAACCGCTCTTTTAGGAGCAAATTCACCCGCAGTTACTAATACGGCTCCTTATACATGGCTCACATTTGTGAGCAGTGACATGAGCGTAGTTTATGTGCCTGCATGGAAATAAAAATAGGAAAATAATATGCCTTCTCCATCATGCGAAAGCATGCAAGAATTTCTAAATGAATACGATCGATATTGTGCATCTTGTACTTATGCCTATAGTTGGATAAATACAATAATTAGTCAGGGGATGTGTTTACAAGGAAATCCTAATTATGATAGTGCCTTGAGTTCAGAGGAAAGATCAGCTTTGGAGACGAATGTCTCCTCTGCACAAGCATCAGGGATTGTCCCTGTTTCTCCTCCTAGTAATAGAATTTAACATAAGAGAGGATTATGAAAATTACATTAGAAACGATTCTTAAATCAGTAGATGCTCTTAGAGAACTTTCATCTCTGAAGTTTAAAGCCATCCACGCATTTTCTTTGGCTAAATTACTAAAAGTAATCAATCAAGAACTAGAGATTTTCTCTCCTATTCAGAGAGAAGCTATGCTCAAATATTCCACCGATGGAAAATCAGTGGATTCCGATAAATTAGACGATGCTCATAGAGAATTGGCTGAACTAAAATCAAAAGAAGTTGAAGTTCCAGAAACTTCTCTTTCTCTGTCAGATTTAGAAACACTAGATATTTCAGCCTCTCTTATTATGCAATCAGAGTGGCTTTTTCAAAAAGAGCAGTCATGTCAGTAATGCCCCCGTCGCCTCTCTCATATACGGGAGAGGTTGCAACCCCATATATAGTTAAGCCATTTCCCCCTTTGCCTGCCAATAACAAATTTGGAGTTCCCACAATTTGGGTAGATTCTGAAGAATCAGATATCTATATACTTGCGCGTAATGAATACATTGGAGGAGTCAGGACCGCCGAATGGGTGAAGGTAGGAAACGATACGGGAGAAGTAGAGGGTTTTAAACCAGATGCATTTACACCTCCTGGAACCGATCCGGTTTTGCCGATATCGATTGGGGGGATTCAGCTAATCAGTATCACTGGAGGTCAAGTTGCAGCAGGTACCACGTCTAATGTCATCCGTTCAAATTCTTTGGCCGCAAACACTGTTACTATTGAAGTCCAACGAGCCTCCGCCCAATCCGTTTCAACTGTTGGCTCTAATGGTGTTAGTCATTTCAATAGCACTGACTTTTCCGTAGATTCTAATGGATTTGTGTCTCTTTCTGGAGGGGGTCCGGCAATAGATTCATTTATTCCAGATACCGGCACGAGTCCAGTCATTCCTGATGCTAGCGGACAAGTAAGTATTCGAGGCCAAGTTGCTCCAGGTGTAAGCGGCATCCAGGTGACAGGTGGCACAAATGCCTTAAACATATCAATGGCCTCTGGGTTTCTTGGAGATTTCACATTTTATAAAGCCGCGGCTGGTGCAACCGTTTCGCTTATCTCTTCTCAAACAAATGCGGCAAATACATCTTCCCATGCCGTAGTCGCATCAAGTACAGTCGGTGGGGGTGGAAATCCTTTTATTGGGTGTACTGTTTCTGCCACCAAATTTTATTCTTGGGGAATAATCCAGTCCGATAGCAATTCATTTCAATTACTGTCGGCGTCTAACAGCACGCTAACGTCCGGCGCAATTCTCTGGAGAATGAGTGAGGCAGGCATTCAAACTCTTCCTCTTCAATCCTCTTTCCACGCTACTCTCTCTACGACTCAGACTAATACAACCGGAGATGGTACGGATTATTTAGTCCCTTTTAATACTGTAGACTTTGATCAAGCAAATAACTATAACAACACTACCTATACTTTTACGGCCCCTTCTGCTGGAGATTATTTAGCAATAAGCAAACTTATTTTGAAAAATGTAAATTCATCTCATACGGAAGCTTTAGGATTTTTTACTCTTAATGGGTCTACTACTGTCGGCTACTCGCTTGTAAATCCTTCGGCCACTAGAACCCCTGGAAATGCTGTGTATATCACAGGATCGAATGTATTTAAACTCTCAGCGGGCGATACAGTCAGTTCCCACCTAGTAGTATACAACTCAACTAAAACAGTTTCCGTTAGCGGCCTTTCAGATGGAGACTATACATATTTTACAATGGTAAAACTGGTATGACAAAAACTCTCTCAATGGGTCCCTCTAGATTATGGTATGATAGTGTAGATCCTGGTGTTTCTGAAACCAATATAGACGTATTCAATTGGTGGCTAAACACCTCGTCAAATGCTACATTTCTGTGCTTAGATAATACAATCGGATCTCAGGTATGGCAACAAAGGGTAGGAAATGGACAGAGTGCTTCTTTCTCTAATTTGGCCTTTACTCAGGGTCTTTTTACAGGGTATACCGTTCCGGGGGCCTATCCTTATGCTGTGTTAAGCACCGACTACATTGTTTTAGTGGACACGGGATCTGCTAGAACCATAAATCTCATGGCTTCCCCCATAAATGGTCAGCAACTAATCATTAAAGACACGGTGGGATCGGCAGGTTCAAATAATATAACGATTAGCGGTAACGGAAAGAATATTGACGGATCGGGCAGCAAATCGATTTCGACAAATTACGGTTCCACTACACTAATGTATAATGGAACTCAGTGGGGCGCGATTTAATTTACTGGGTCTGATTCAAAAATTTATTTGAAGAATCAAGTCCCGCTGATCTCAAAAGTGCTGCTACATCCTTTTCAATCGTTGCCGTTCTGAAGAAAATTTTATCAATCTTCTCTTCCATCGTCAAAATCTTCTTTTGAGAAGGTAGGGCGGTTTGAGGTGTAGGGGATTGAAATTTGTTACCAGGTTGGAATGTATGAGGATAATTTGTCATTTTTTTGCTCCTTTAGTTTTTTTCTTAGATTTCCCTGCCTTTTGTAATGCGATAGCGATTGCCTGTTTTTGAGGCTTTCCGGCATTAACTTCGGTTGAAATATTTTCACTAATCACTTTCTTGCTTTTCCCCTTCTTCAGCGGCATAAAACTCCTCTAATTCTTCCGTTCTAACGAAGATATTTAAATATTTATCTTGCAATTCGGTGTCTGTAAACTCCATGCAGACACCTTTTTTTTTAACTCTTTCTAGTTCTTCTTGCGTTAATATTACTTCAATGTATTTGAAGTCGTATAATGTTTCTACTATTAATCTCATTTATATGTATCTTTTAGGTATTCACAGCATCTAGATCTAATATTTTCGAATGGGCTATTATTTTTAATGTGGTGTAACATTCGGATGGGGCTAAATATTTTGTGCCCCTCTTTATTAAACCCGGAAAAATGAGTGAAGAAAGAATCATCTTCAAGTTTTTCTCTAAGGGTTCTGGGCTGCACTAGATCTGGGAAGTGTCTATAAAAACTATCTACCGTTATCCAAATTTCTCCCCGGATGGGAATTTCTTCTAAACTTGAAATGGACTCTATTAAATCTTCAATTACCGTAATAAACAATCCCAAAACAGGCAGTAAATTTCTTATGTTATCCATTTTTATTCCTCTAATTCTATGGGTTCAACCAGTACTTCCGTCCGAGGTCCAAATTCGTCCTCATAGTACTTGTATACATGAGACTCTACCCTTCGTTTGTCATCGTCATAAAATGCTCCTGACGCAGCATTTGACAGGATGTACGTGTAGTTGTCATCATCCGGCCGGATATCGGGAAGAATTTTCTTATGCATCATCAGGAATCGTTTTCTTTTCGGTGTGGTTTTAGGAATCGGCACGTAAAGATTTACGGTCCATTTAATAGCACATGCATAAGGGACAGATCCCTTTGTGGCTTCCTTGAATAGCCGACTAAGATTCGATTGTTCTTTTGATGAGGGGTTATAGATATGGGCATGTTTGCCTACGCAACGGCAACGAAGTTGCTTCTTAGCGATCGGCTTCCCAGGGATAGATATATAAAACATTTTTCACCTCTACCTGATAAATAGAGGCGACTGAATTATTTATCAACTATTATCTTAAGTCTACTTTACCGAGAGTGGCTTGAAATATCTTCTTCGCCGTTTTTATCTGTATGCGCTGTCCCCTGAGGGCTCTATATACGGAATGTATGTTAATCCCATGCAATATAGAAAATGATTTGACGGAAAGAAATTGACTATCTAAATATTGCTTAAAAATCATATGTACCTTTTAAAAGACACCATTGTACTTATGTAGAACATTTTCCTGCAAGAATTCTAAAAAAATGATGTATGTTGACGAAAAGGAACGAAATAGAGTAGGATGGAGCAATCCAAACAAACCGAGGATAAAATGACTGAATTTTCAAAAGCATTCGTAACAGCGCAAAAAGAAATGGGGCCGAGCCCTAAGTTTGATAAGGTCGCAAAGGCCGGAAATTTCCAGTATGAATATGTTTCTCTAGGCGGGGTGCTGCAACACGTCATCCCAATTTGCAATAAATATGGGTTGAGCGTATCTCAGGAGGACGTTTGCATAAATGACCGTCAGTTTGTGAAAACTACTCTGGAACACGTTTCCGGGGAGAAACGGGAGTTCTTTAACCCATTCTGTGGGGCCTATTCAAAACCACAAGAGTACGGGTCCGCCTATACTTATACCCGGAGATATGCACTTTATGGGATTTTTGGCCTATACGGAGAGACCGATACAGATGCTCAAGAGGTGGGGCCTCAAGAAGCAAAAAAAGATAAAACCGTCCTAATCGGGAAGATCTCCCGGACCGGGGACCCCGAAAGGCGCGTACACGCTCTAGAGTATTATAAGAAGAAAAGCTTTTCAGAAATGGAAGTAGATCAGCTCGAAGAGGTTTTGGAATTTCTTTCTAAGCCACGCGCAAAGGTAGGGGTCGCATGAATCCAATATTTGTAAGTGTAGAACAGGGGACGGATGAATGGCACCAATTCAGACAACAAGGGGTTGGGTCCAGTGATATCCACAAACTCCTTCATTCTGAGAAATTTGGAAAAACATGGACTGATTTAAAGAGAGAAAAGCTAAAAGGGAAAGGCTCGGATCTTCAGACTGAAGCGATGAAAGAAGGAAAAGAGGGTGAGAAGAAGGTATTGGCTATTTTAAAGGAGAACAATCCTAGTCTCACCCCCGCGTGTGCTTACAAAGCAGATGCAAAACATATAAGATGCTCCTTTGATGCAATTTGCGACAAGGAAATCCACGAGATCAAATCACCTCAGGCTAAAAAACTTGAGAAAGTTTTGATGAAAGGGCCCGATTCGGATTATACCGATCAGTTGCGTTGGCAGATGTTAATCGCCGATGCTCCCAACGGGCACCTTCAAATATGGGACGGCGAAGTCCCCCATGCATTTGAAATGACTCACGATCCAGCGTGGGGAAAAAAGGCCCTCGAAGTCGCGAAAGAATTTTGGGACTGGGTGAATGATGGAGAAATCCCAGGGGATAAATATGTGACCGTCGATAGTCCCGAAAAAGCCGTTCTGATGGAAGAATACCGGGATCTATCTGCAAAAACAAAGCTAGATAAGGAGCGTATGGATAAGCTGAAAGAATTGATCACCGAGGGAGAAAGTCAGGATTTCGAACTCTACGGAGTTAAAATCTTCCAAAAATCAAATACGAATTACGATTACGGAAAAATGATAGAGGATTACCAAATCGCGAAAGAATCGTACAAGAAAATTTCTAAGCCGTTCTGGCAGATCGCTCTCTAATTTATTCGGCCCCCTAGACCAATTCTAGGGGGTCGTGTTCAGTTAGGGCGATGTTTATGCGTGCGTTGAAGCATAAGTAATAACTATATTTTTTCCGTGGAGATTTAGGCAACAAAAAAATTTGTTCTGGAATTTTTTTATTTTTACGGTGTAGGCTAGAAAGAAAAACCCTCGTGTGTTCTTTTTAGCCGGAATCACGAGGGTCGAGGAACAAGCGATAAAAGTGATGAAGACATCATATCGATTCTCTCTCTTTTAAAGCAAGTCCCTCCAACTCTTCGGAGGAAAAATGGCCATAGCACTTAACGATTTCGATTCAATCGAACAATGTCCTCAAGACGAGGAAAATCCATTTGCACAAATTAGTCGCGCACTAATTCGGGATAGCTCTATTTCGCCTGAATGTCGTTGGCTTATAATCTACCTATTGGCCAACAAGGACGGCTGGCGAGTTCAAGTTCAACAAGTCGTTAACCATCTCAAGGGGATGGTAGGAAGGGATAAGGTATACAAAATATTTGAAGAGGCCATTGAAGCCGGATATATCCAGCGTATCGAGACATTGGTGTTAGGTAAGAAAAGATATAAGTATAGAGTCTCTCGCTCACCTAAATTCAAAAAATGTTTGCTGTTTCCTGATTTTCAGGAAACTGAAATTCAGGATACTGAAAACCAGGACGCTAAAGGTAAAGCATCTCTTAAGTTAGAGCATATAAAAGATCCTCCTCTTCTGGTTCCTTTGCCTCCTCCGATCGTTGATCCCCTATCCGAATGGAAGAAGAAGAAGATTTCCTTAGGATATAAAGAAGAAGATTTACGAGATTCGGCAAAAAAACTTGCAGAAAGGCCCCAAAATTCGATTAATGACGTCGAGAGGTACTTGGATAAGGTCCTAAGCTCTATAATCCTTAAAAAGGCCATTTACGACAGTCCTGAGTACAAACCGCCAAAGGTAGCCGATAAGGTTGAGGATGCGACTTATGTCAAGTTCGCGAAAGAGAGGGACAATGAAAGGGCTAAATGGGAACGTTCAAATCAGATAGAGAGCGTTAATCGCATAAGAGCGCAAACGCTTGAAGATCGCTCAGGGATAGATAGCAGCCATCCCATTTACGTAGTTGAAGAACGCGGAGTAAGGTTATTTGGCAAAGAATGGCCTGAATTTGGTTGGTTGTTGAATTATAGAAATGAAGAATTCGATCAAATGTTGGAGGGCCACTTGCAGAAATACGCCTTCCAGGATTAAAAGCCCCTCGAGTCAACAAGGGGCACATTCAGCAGCGTTAACAAACGGCATTGGAACCGCGCCCGCGCGCTCCTGATTTCTCCGCGAGCATTTTAGGATTTTTCTTGGGTACCGTGTTCTTTCCCCATACAGCATGGACACCCATTTTCACAAGAAGGGGTGAACCCAAAAGATATAGTGCCGTCTTGACATCCTCCCCTTCCTATAAGGAAGGAGATTCCTACGGCTCCGACCTTGGTTGTCGGTCAGTAGCTTCGGTGGGTTCTTCCCCTGAGTTAGCCTTAGAGAGCTTTACGGTTAGTTCCCACCCATGCTCTTTTGGTCTTACAGTCTCATATCTGAGAAGCGTTACTTTCGGTCTATCCGACCGTAGATCTTTCGATACTGGGTATTGTACTAAACAGAGGAATTCTAACCAACAAAAAGGGCACGCTAACCCCAACCTAAAGGATGAGGTTTGCGCGTGTCCGCTGGATCAAACACACCATAAAAAGCCTCATGTTGTTCACCGGTGTCCATGTCATAAATGATAGGAGGCCACTTAAGGCTCAGCTTTTTGGCTAGATCTTCGATGCCATTAACCCATAGGTTTAATTTTTTTCTATCCATTTTTACTCTCCATTTTTGCTTAGCTGGTTCGATTCAAGTTCAAGCTCAAGTTTAACTAAAAGTATACCTTTGATGGCATTTGCAAGGTACTCGATTTGGTATGAGGGGGTAGAAAATTCTACCCCGTTAATCAATTCCTTTATCGCTGAATATATTGCGTCTTTTTGCTTAGGCTTCATTTTACTCCTCACTTTGTTTAATCGTTTTAAAGGCTCTCTGATTCAGAGAGCCAATAGAAGGACTAACCTATCGCTCTAGTTTTTCAAAGAAGTCCAATGCTTTTTTTATTTGGTTGAAGTTATCCCCCCCTTCCGCTTCTTTATGGCGTACTCTTAGCCACGAAACATTCCCGTTTGGCCAAGTAAACCACTCCATTACATAAGAACCCTTAGAAAGACAAAAGCTCCATCCATTCCGACTCGTCCCCTCCACTTTAAGATCGTAGATCGGTATCTCAAGTTCTCGGCGTACTATTTCTTTTTCAATGTCAGCGTGCTTCATAAGCCTTTCTCCTCTTTTGGTTCGTGTGTTCCGTTAATATACCACTATAATGACATAATTCGTGAATATTCGTCAACACTTATGACTCTTAAAATAAACACTTTATGAAACCCATGGACAAATAAACACGTAAGCTGCTATAATTGAATGATATGAGACGAATTAAAAGGCTTCGGAGAATCCGACAACGAAGAACTATATGGGATAAACCTACACCGAATTCAATCCCCCTTGATCTTAAATTGATAGAGGGCCTAGCTAAAATCCATTGTACGATGAAAGAAATTTCCGCTATATGCGGATGTTCAGTCGATACACTGGAAAGTAGATGCGCGGAATTAATTGAAAAAGGTAAAGACGAAGGACGTAGATCACTTCGTCGTTTACAATGGGGACAGGCGGAGAAGGGAAATATTACAATGCTCATATGGCTAGGCAAACAAATGCTAGGCCAAAGAGAGAAATTTCCCGATGAGGAAAATAAACCAGCGCAATTGGTGTTTAACATCAATCGCGCTCCGTATGTTATGCCTCCTCCAATGACTTCAATCGATATCTAGAGATAGCTTATTTTAAGTCCTTTACACCTAGACGATCTTTCTTCTTGAAATTATATATTTCTAGAAATTGGAGTATATAATCCGCTTTTCCCGAACATGCGTGAAGATGCTCGACTTTTTCTAGTATTTTGCTCATAAACATTTTTCGATCCACTTTTTCGCTTAAAATGAATTTAAAAAGAGCGCATCTGAACTGTCCCGTCTTACTGAATTTAGGGATAGGTTCCCTATGAGTTCTTATTGTATCTAGGATTTCTTTGTATGCCTTCATCCCTTCTGATAACTCCTTCTCCTGAGAATAGGGGAATTTATAGAGCCCATCTTTAAACTGATCCTCTGTAAGCTGCGATTGCCTTGATTCTAATGTAGCCTTTAGCCCTAAAGTTATGCTGAGTCCGTAATCGGTAATAAACTTTTTAAATGAAACATAGTTTTCATTGCCAGATATAATATGAGTAGCAAGGTAATCCTCTTGCTTATAAGGCGTTCTGTTTTTATTAATATCTATTATGTCCTCTGGTTTAAATGAACTTGATATTATATAGTAAATGGGTACGTTTAGCTCTTTTGCTACTTCTAGCCTGTGTTGGCCATCCATTACCTCCATTCCTTGGTTTACTATGATGGGATGGCTGTCTAATAGATTTTTGTTTCTGATCGACTCTAAAAGTCTTTTATATCCGGTTTCGTTTTTTTTAACTTCTCTGTTTTTGTCGGATTTACGGAACATCGTGTAATTTTGTGTTTTATGGATCTCTGAGGACGGGTTTAGTTTTTGTAAAAGGGATTGCTTGATTTCATTGATTGGGTTTAGTACGGCTGAATTCATTTTTTTTGCTCCTCTAGCACGGTTAAAAAGTTCCTGACTATCTTACGCGATTCAGAATAACTCGACAACGGATCATTTGAACTCATGATCGAATCAGCGAGCATCATAGATAAAATGTTCACTCCGAATTCAGGGGGGTATTCCTCTAATACGAATCGGATTCCGTGGACCACTTCTTGCAGCTCGTCTTGCTGCTTTAAAACAACTTGCATATGAACCTCATAAAGGGCGGTTTAATGAATAAAGAAATTACCATTCCTCACAATTATTTAGCAAGATCTTATCAAATCCCTTTTTGGGATGCGACAAACGAGGGGATTAAACGATTCTGTTTGATCTGGCATCGGAGGGCTGGCAAGGAAATGACTTGCTGGAACTATATGATCTCAGAGGCATTTCAAAATGTTGGGACTTATTACTATCTCTTCCCTCATTTCAGCCAAGGACGAAAGATTCTGTGGGACGGGGCTAATAAAGATGGTTTTAGGTTCCTAGATTATATACCTAGAGAGGCGATTGTGGGAGATCCGAATTCCTCTGAGATGAAGATCCGTCTAAAAAATGGATCGCTCATTCAGATTATCGGGACTAATAACTACAATTCTATTGTTGGAACTAACCCTAGGGGCTGCGTATTCTCAGAATATTCCCTTCAAGATCCCAATGCATGGCAATTGATTAGGCCAATATTAGCGGAGAATGAGGGATGGGCTATATTCAACTTTACCCCTAGAGGGCTCAATTGGGCGAAAGATTTGTACGATATGGCAAACTCAAATCCTGAATGGTTTTGCCAACTACTCACTGCTGACGATACCAATGCGATCACACGAGAGCAGATTGAAGCCGAACGGCAGGCGGGGATGAGTGAGGATTATATTCAGCAAGAATTCTACTGTTCATTTACACTCGGGATAGAGGGGAGTTACTATGGGAAATACATTCAGGAAGCTCGCGACGAGGATCGGATTTCGAATGTTCGGTATGATGCATCTATCCCCGTTCATGTTGCTATGGATATTGGGTTTGGGGACTCTACTGCACTTGTTTTTTATCAGTTGGTTGGTTTGGAGGTTCATGTTATAGACTATTATGAGAAAAATGGAGAGCCTTTTTCTCATTATGCCGAGGTTATAAAGAAGAAAAAGTATATTTATGGAAAGTTCTTTGCTCCCTCTGACGCAGACGCTCACCATATCTCAACCGGATTGTCGGTTAAAGAGGTAGCATCCGCCTTGGACATGGAACTCACCATACTTCCTACGACTCAACTCCCCCTTGAGAACGGGATTGAAGCTGTGCGTTCATTGTTTAGAAATACATGGATTGACCAAACTAAGTGTCAACAACTTATAAAATGTCTTGAGAATTATGTCAAAATATTCGATGAGAAGAACAGTGTGTATAAAAATCGCCCCTTGCACAATTGGTCCTCTCACGGTGCGGATGCTTTTCGCTATATGGCGCTAGCCGTGAAGCTATGGAGTCACGGGACCAAAGGTGTCGACGATAAGGAGTATGAGAAGATGAGAAATAAGTACTTACCGAGGTTTGAGAGATAATGGATAAGGAAACTAGGACTAAAGGGATAGAGATCGCTCTTACGATCACTAAAGGACAGATTCAAGTTCTAAAGGACATAAATGACGCGAAGGCAACGGTTGAGAAGGCTTTAGACGGGATTCTTCCGTCATCTTTTCCGGTAGAGGCAAACGCTATTGTGGCCTCCATCTGGGAACAGCTCGACAACCTGATTTTAAATTGGAAGAAATGGGTCATTAAGGACTTTAATCTAAAGCTGAGCGATCAGGACATTCTAAGGGATTTTCAGGTCAGAAAGAAGGCTGGGTACTGGGAGAGTGATGAATGAGCAAAAATAGTGGTGGCGTTCAAGCAGATATGACAACGGTTAGATCTACATACCCCTTTTCTAAATCTACTATGCTCAAATGGGCTATAAAGGCTGCATAATGGGGAAAAGTGCATTTGCATACATTTGCATGGCGTGCGGGTTGTAAACTTAACTGGAAGTATATATAAATGGCTAAAAAGATTTACAAATTCCGATCACCGGCTTTTTATTCATGGAATGCAAAGGAATATTCCAAATCTACGATGCTTACTTGGAATAAAAATATATATAAGTCAAACAAATCTAAGCTAGTGGTACATGAAACCCCGAAGGGGGACTTCGACGCGTATCCTGGTGGATAAAAAAGGAAAATTATGGATAAGTTTTATTTAGCAGCTTCTAAAAAGGATTCCTTAGGTGGTCATTCGTTCAGGATTCTATCACACGATTCTAGACTTAAAGAATTTTTAGAGGATGGATGGGCTGTTTTTTCTCTTAGTTCTCTGCCACGAGTAACTGAGGTGCAGATATCAGTATGTGAGGAGGTTCCTAATGAGGAGTGATGATTTCAGTGTGAGTAGAATGGTAGCAGCAGGTGTACTAGCGATAGGTTCTGTTATAAGTTTAGTTTTTATGACTAACTTCTCGCATGATATCTACAATGTATGGTCATGCAAAAAAGCTGGGGAAGCAGAATATGCAAAAGCAGAATCTACCCGAAAGATTAAGATTCTTGAGTCGCTCGCTAACCTCGAGTCAGCGAAAAATCAAGCTTTATCGGAAGTTGAACGAGCCAAAGGGATGGCGGAAGCTAACCGGATTGTGGGATCGTCTCTTACGGACAATGAAAATTACTTGAAATATTTATGGATTCAAAGTATGGAGCATACTATGGGACAAGTTATTTATGTGCCTACGGAAGCTGGATTGCCGATTTTAGAAGCAGGAAAGAGGAGATAATATGTTTGGATGGTTTAAAAAAGAAGATAAACACCTAGGGACCTTAGTGAACCACGCGAACGGTATTCGGAATCAAGATTATAAAATATTAGGACTTGAGAAACAGATGGCGTCTTTAAATCAAGAAATCTTTTTCTTGAACAAAGTGGCTCTATTTAGAGACTACAAGATTGTTGATCTTAATGTTTATTGGGCGTCTGATAAAAAACCAGTGGAAGAACAACGGGAAGAACTTCGTAAGACTGGTTACTCTTTCTGGTGCAAAAAGGGAGAAGATAAAGAAGTTTGGGTTAAGTATCCTCCTGAAACAAAAAATTGAGGGGTAATTGAAGCCACAACCTAAAAAGAATTACGGGAGCATTGGACATCTACCAAAGTCGCGTTTAGGAGAAGGGGATCATCATGTTTCTAGCGGTCAGGCTGATATACTGACAGAAAAGACGAGGGACCACAAAGATCTTGTAATCGTACAGGAAAAACTTGACGGAGCTAATGTTGGTATATTAAGGCAAGATGGGAGGCTTTGGGGTTTAAGCAGGAAAGGGCATAGAGCTATTGATTCCGAAATGGAACAGTTTCAACTATTTCAAAAGTTCATTCACCGCAACGAGGGAAGGTTTGACTTTCTACAGGAGGGGGAACGCCTTGTGGGTGAATGGTTGGCCATGGCTCATGGTACACTATATAAGATTGAGAATGATTTCCCGTTTGTTGCTTTCGATTTAATGAAAGATGGTGTCAGAGAGACTTACATTAATTTCCGTGTGAGGATGGGGAACAAGGTTCCTTGCGCGCATTTATTACATATCGGGTCAGCGATATCTATTAAGAAGGTAGAAAAGATATTAGACTGCCGAAAAGCAGAAACCTATGGGTATCACGGAGCATTGGAACCAGTCGAGGGAGCCGTTTGGCGAGTGGAAAGAGACGGGGCGGTAGACTTCTTGGCGAAATATGTTCGCCCTTTCAAGGTAGATGGAAAGTATTTTTCTAAAGACGATAGACAGTTGACTTGGAACTGGAGGGGATGGAATGCACAAAGTTTATCATGAGTGTATCGACGCATTAGAAACGGTAGATTGCGCAGTTTACGCGGAAATTCTCCTTAAAATGATTGCTACCTTAGAGCATGCAGTTAGCGAATGCTGTTCTTCCGAACAGAATCAGGAAATAGTAGATATGTACAAACAGTTAATAAGAGGTCTACCGGATGGAATATCCAAAGATAAATAGTCTATGGAAGAGAAACGGATGGTATTTAGATGAAAGTCTTAAAAAGGTCACTAATATCGAACTGCAAAAGGGGCGCCAAGATTTCATTGAGGGGGATTACGCGGAAGAAGCCTTTGCGAATATCCGTTATTGGGATGTGGATGAAAAGGTAGACGGGACAAATATTCGAATTTACTATTCGAATAAAGACGGGCCTAAAATTGAGTTCAAAGGACGTACTGAAGCGGCTAATCTTCCGGCCCATTTAGTTGCTCATTTAACGCAAACATTTACACGGGAACTATTAGACTCTGTATTCCATGAAGAAAATCAATCAATCATCCTTTATGGAGAAGGGTACGGCCCTAAAATACAGGCATGCGGTGGGAACTACCGTGAAGATGCCGGATTTATCCTGTTCGACGTCTATATCAATGGATGGTGGCTCCAAAGAGGTCACGTTGCCGATATTGCCAAAAGATTGGGAATCCCCTCCGTCCCGTATATCGGACGAATGACTGAAATAGAGATTGTAGAATTCGTGAAATCAAAGCCCCTCAGCCGTTGCAGCCATATCCCTCAAATGATGGAAGGCGTAATCGCCCGATCTTCTCCTTTATTACTTCTTAGGAATGGGAAACCGCTTAAATTTAAACTTAAATGCAGAGATTTCCCATGAGATTAACTAAATGAACTATTTTGGATTGTCCGCAAATATTATAGATGCCATTTTCATGGTCGTAGGTAAGACCGGAAAGTTTCTAAATGCTCGACAAAATAGGATTTGTTTCCTGTTTGATGGGACGTGTCTTAGTTACTGGGTGTTTATGGACATCCAAAGAGGTCTATACTCTCAGGCCGTAAGCGCTCTTATTTCTATGGGGATCTGTGTTTATGGGTTTAGAAAATGGGCAGATAAAAAATGACAAAGTGTACTGAAAGAGGCTGTCGTTCTCTAGAAACTAGGTGTAAAGATTGCGGACGATTGGTTTGTTCTAAAGATCTTTCATTAAAAAGGCTTCAAGAATTGGAAGATACTTTGCCTGTAAATATACGACTTGGAGAGAGAAAGCATCCTGAAAAAAAAGCAGTGTTTAGTTGACCTAAAAATAAAAATTAAATAATGTACAAAAAATGGAGTAAAAACATGAAATTTATGATGCCACTAATCGTAGCCGTTAGCTCTCTTTTTGGGTATGATTCATATATCGATCTGAACTTTACTGCGGACCCATATGATCTTAGGGGACAAACCCATTTCAATATCAGCGCGCCACATGTGTTTTATCAGACAGATGGATCTATCGTAATTACTCCAGAAGTAGCGACATATGTCAATTCTAATACCGATATGGGGATATCGATAGCAAAAAAACACAAGGTGGGGTCGCATGTTATAGGTATGAATACATTCTATGACAGATCAAGTATTCAAGGGTACACTTTCCACCATGCCGGTACGGGACTTTATATCTCTTCAGATCACTTTGAGGTAACGGCTAACTACTACCACCCACTCACAAAAAAAGTATTTTTAGTCGGGGATTTATTTAAGCCCGATAAGATTATTGCTCCCTGTAAATGGGCTGATTGTGAATTTCTTATGAGTACAAAGTACTTCAAGATCGGCACTGGGCCAATCTATAATTTCGATTTCAACGAATTTGCTCTTCATAGCCGTCTGGTAATCCCTACAGAAAAATGTCAATTCTCTATCGGAGGTATCTTAAGTGAAGGCGGATTTACGCAAGCCTTTTTGTCCCTTTCCTTTAGTTTGATGAAAAATCCATCCTCTTCATCACTCTCTACTCCAATCAATAGAACTAAAAAGTCATCAATTTCATTTCAGGGAATTAGCAATCTAGAAGAAACTAGTTTTACACAATATAATAATCAGATTGAAAGAGTAATAACTCTTCCAAAAAATGCAGAGCTTACTTCTTTTTACAGGTAATTAATGGAACCCGCTTGTTTACAAGTTAGAACTTGCAATTGTTGCAATAAAGAGAAGAACGTGGCCCTAGAGTTTTATCCTTACAATAAAAATCGATGCAGATCATGTCAAAATATGCAGCGAACCAGGGATAAGAGGGCTCTACGGGGATACCCATCAGGGAAGGGATGGAAAGATTCAATGAGTACTTTTTGCTATGCACTTTACAAGAGGGTTGGTTAAGTGAGCGGAGAAACCAAAATAATCGCCATTAACCCATATTGGGAAAATGAGTGTTCAAAATGCTATGTGTGTTGGGTGGGTGCACAAAAATCTTTGTGTGCGTTTTGTGAAGAAAGAGATGGTAGATATTATCCTCCTATACAAGTGCTAGACAGACAGATTAAGATGATGAAAAACGCCAGAGCCTCGCGACTCCCCGAAACACTAAGGCTCATGTTTGATGTTTTTTCCGATTGGATTAATAGAACTCCATGAGGAGGCGATCACCCAAATTCTTTTGCGATGATTTTGTTTGCACATGCGGGAATCTAAAGGCGTTCGATTCATCTAAAGGGTTATGGGTCTGTATTTCCTGCGATAATTGGAGAATAGAAAGAATGAATAAAATAAAGGTAATTAACTATGATGACGGACATTACAGTAAGAGTTAAGAATTCTGAGCAAACATACAATCAGAAATTTAATGAGCCGGATTTGTTTCCCCCAGAGACTTTAGAGAAGTTCAAGTCTATGATTAATACAGCCCTCAAGTGTGTGACCCTTGCCGAAGGCGTGCTGTCCGAAGGGTTGGACATTGAGATCAAGACATCGACTTTATGGCAGTAAGTGAAATAATTTTAGGGGATTGCCTGGAAGTAATGAAAACATTTCCAGATAATCACTTTTCTTGTGTTGTAACTGATCCGCCCTATGGGCTATCATTTATGGGAAAAGGATGGGATTATGTGGTGCCGGAAATGTCGTATTGGAAAGAAGCTCTTAGGGTCGCGAAACCAGGTGCGTTTCTCATTTCCATGGGAGGAACTAGAACATTTCATCGCCTCACTTGTGCAATTGAAGATGCAGGGTGGGAGATTCGAGATTGCATATCATGGCTCTACGGATCAGGATTTCCAAAAAGTCACAATCACTTTGGAATCGAAGGATACGGAACTGCTCTTAAGCCTGCTTGGGAACCGTGCATCGTCGCAATGAAGCCACTCGATGGAACCTTTAAGCAGAACGCGGAGAAGTGGGGACAAGCTGGGATTAATATTGATGGGTGCCGGATTGTAGCAATGGATCACCCAGGAATACATTTTTCTGGTAGTAGTTCTTCCGGATCATTTAACTGGAATGCTGGGGAGAAAAAAGCGTCAGGGGATGAGTATTATGTACCAAAAGGCCGATGGCCATCCAATGTAATCTTTGACGAGGAAGCGGGCGCGCTTTTGGATGAGCAGAGTGGTCATTTGAAGAGTGGTACTCTGTCTCCTAATCATAAATTTAAAAATAATCATCCTGGTTGGGGAATGGATTCTGTCACTGGTAAAGATTACCCTGGGACTTCCGGCGGAGCTTCCCGTTTCTTCTATTGCGCAAAGGCTTCGTCTCGTGAACGCAATGAGGGGCTTGAGGGATTGCCTGATATCGAATGTCAAACTGGCTGTTCCGGTGCAATGCCTATTGACGACGAAGGGAAAGAAAGAGATCGATTTAAGAAGATTGCTAAGAACAACCACCCAACTGTCAAGCCTCTTAAACTCATGGAATATCTCATCAAGCTTGTAATGCCGCCAAAAGAAGGTCTACTACTTGATCCATTTGCCGGATCTGGGTCAACGATACTTGCCGCCAAACGACTGGGATTTGACGCTATCGGGATTGAGAAACAGCCCGAGTATGCGGAAATCGCGCGAGCTAGGATTGCGGTTTAATAATAAAAAATATTTTTAATAATCTTGTGATCCTGTACCATGTCGGAGTCTTGAAGACTTTTAGAGCGCGTGGGGTTAACTATGGGGGTGGTTTTGGCAGCAGTTGTAGGGTATCCCTTTCCCAACTACTTTGTAAGCCAAGAAATGGCCGTTAAGACCAGTTTCTCTGCTGAACGTAATGTGATCGTTACCCAAATCCTAAACCGGTTTACAGGAAAGATCTTCATAGAATATATTTCTGTCTCATGGGCACAAGCGGAGCGTTGGCACCAAAAAGCCATTAAGAGATTAATTTTGCTAAATGCGACAGTGGATGAAACCATATATTTTGGCAGTTGAATAAATGTCTAAAAAAATTTTTGAAGGATGAATTTAAATGAGAACATTGTTAAACTGGCTTTCTATTGCAATGTTTTGCTTGGCTGGAGGAATGGCTTATGCATACGTTTATGATGTTGACCCTATACCTCAAGAGAAAATCTATCTTATGGAACGGGCTGTTTTTAATCGCGATTCTCACGGTTACGAGGGTTCTTTCCCATGTTACGAACAGTGGATAGAAGATAATGAGGCTAAGGAAGAAAAATTCCATGAATACCTCAGGAACCTTTCAGAGAAACTTGGGAAGGAAATAGGGAACTGTTTTGATGTTTACCCGGGCTGGCGCGATAGAGAATTGGCTTCGATGTCGGCTGCGGAATTTGCTAGAGATAGGGGACGAGATTAATGAAAATATTATTGCGTAAAATAGGTATTATTTTAATTATTTTTTGGATCATTTCTATGGCGGTATTTGTTGTGGTATGCTCAGCATTTGAACAGTGGTCATTATTAGCAAAATTTTTAATACCTACTCTATTTGGATGGTTTATCGCTGAAAGTGAGATTATAGACGCGCTTAAGTACAAATGGCATAAGGTTTTTATGGCGAGGAAATAATGAAAATCACTGCGATATCAGATCTCCACGGGAATTACCCCGAACTAGGCGGAGGCGATCTGCTGATTGTAGCGGGTGACTTGACAGCACGAGATTTATCACATGAGAGACAAATATTTCTTCAGTGGATTGCGGAACAAAATTATCGAAAGAAGATTTGGATAGCTGGGAATCATGACAATTCTCTCGTAGGACTACAATTCACGCCTACCCGTTCTGATGCAGCAGAATATCTCTGCGACTCAGGTACTGAATTCGAGGGTTTAAAGATCTGGGGATCTCCTTGGACGAAAACTTTTGAAGGCATGAACCCGCATTGCAAAGCGTTCACATGCCAGACTGAGGAAGAGCTAGCCGTCAAGTTTTCCTTGATACCTGATGATATTGACATTTTGGTGACCCATTCGCCATCTGAAGGAGTTTTAGATGAAGTAGATGAGGTGACAAAGTGGGGCACAGAGCAGTTCAATGTTGGAAGTAGTTCCCTTATAAAACCGATGATAAAAAGTGGCTGTCGTTTGCACGTATTTGGGCATATTCATGAGTCCTACGGGAAGTTTTTTAATCCTATTAATGGGATAACCTACGTAAACGCCTCACACGTCAACGAACGATACGAACCAGTGAACAAACCGATAGAACTTGAAATATGAAACTCTTATTGATATATGAAGATTAAGTTTTACATTGTGATGACACTTCATTTCCCTTCCGAAGGGTATAGTAAAATAACTTACCACAAAGAAACTTTAACGATTTTCAAGGAAGAAGCTTTTACTGCGGCCGATTGTTTTGGTAAAGACGCAGTAGTGCTAGAGATGGACGTCGGTCAGACGTATAACATAGATCAAAGAAATTCACACTGGAAAAATGCCCATGATGATTGAAGATAGTCCGGAAGATGAAAATCATGAATGGTTTAAACTTCCCTATGAGCAAAGATTGCTTATGGCTGAATTTATTTTCCGAAAGGCAACCGAACAACCAGGATGTTCTTTTCGCTCTCTTATCTATAGACGACTAGGATTCAAGGGAGATGCCTACTGCCTTCTTTACGAGGCGGGTGGTATGACGATCACCAACGCATTATGCGACTATCAAGGAACCGAATGACAATAAATCCTAAATTAAATTTATCCACATCCACGGGTGGTGCTGGAACTTCTACCCTCGGGCGCGTTTCAGGACGCGGACTTGTATCGACCCCCACCCGAATCCCAAACCGGCCTCATCCTTATCCGTGGCCATATCCCGATAGTGCCTATCAAGGTGCTGTCGGTGGTTGCGGGGCCAAAGGACTGGTTTCTAGGCCAAATAACCCATTCTATAGCCCTTTTGACGGTCCATATCTGGGGAACTGGCCTTGGCGGGTTAACAAGCAAGGATGGCTTAATTTGGCTCCGACTTGTCGGAATTAGATTGCAAGTGTTTTTTTATGTTTTCCAAAAACCTAATACATGCTCCTATAGAAAAGTTGTCAAAAAGACTCTCTGTGGGAACAAACCCTTCTTCTATTTTTTTAGTCCAAAAAACATGTGCTACAAATGCTTCACCTTCACTTTCGGATGCTTGTAGCTCGAAGTAACTACCTTCTGGAGTAAGCCAGGTTGTTTCGAATTGTTTTGTGTCATATGTTTCGGCGGTGCTTAACGCGCCTATGTCAAATAAAGTAGCCCATCGGCGGACGCCGTTTGCATTCTTTTCGTTCCTGTCAAATGGACCTTTTAATATTTTATTCACAAAAAACCCCTTTTCGTATAGATGATACCATATGGACATGAATACATGCATCCAAATTGTTCTCCGAATGAATTCAGACCAACGCACATACGTTTATGAAAAAGTATCCAAGAAATGTCCTCCTCATCTTCTATTGCAACTCAATCTAATCTTCAATCAAGCCCAAGCAATTTGGGAGAGAATGCCTAAATGACTAATCTATTAAGTTGTAACAAAGATAGGATTAAATTATGTTTAGACGTAATGAATATAGAGATAAATAGTTTTTTAGAGGATTCAAAAGAAAAAGAATTGATCGGCAGTTGCAAGCTTCTTCCTGTTGGGAAAGATGAATTTATTAAGGTAGATGTTCGAATATCTAGATATAAAATAAAGGATTTATTTAATGACAAAAATAAGGGTATCCGTCCCAGTCCAAACCCCAAATAAGCCTCCTCGATCAATCATGAGCGATATCGGCTATCAATCTCCGTATTTCCCTTTCCCTCCCCTTCCAAATGCTTTCAACCGGTATTCAAATTCTAATCCATCTCAAATTTCAAGATAGCCTAGATTATATAATAAAAATTATGTTATAATAGATATAGAGTCCAAAAATCTCACCCACCATAAGCATGTCAAATCCAGTTTCCGATTATTATTCCGACGATTCGTTGGATTTTTTAAACGATTATAAAAAGAAAACTCGCAAAGATACCGGCGAAAAGCTGGAAGAGCATCTAGACATTATCCAAGCTTTTGGCGAAGACTATGAAAGGGCGTACATGCTCTTAAATACGTGGCAAGCTGAAGCGTATCGAGATATGTCTTTCTACCTAGGGAATCAATGGACTTTAGAGGAAATCTCTTATCTCAACGACCAAAGGCGATCTTCTTTCACCTATAATAAAACTCGTAAATACGTTTCCCTGTATGAGGGAATCCAAAGAAAGAACCGTTTAGCTACTCGTGCTGAAGCTGTAGACATGAATGGTGATGAAACAGCAACAATTTTCACCGATACAATCCAATCTATTATGAACCTACAGAATGGGTATGAAGCCATTTCTGAGGCGTTTAAAGGGGCTTTAATCACAGGACTGAACTTCATATCTCCGTATATGGATTATCGAGATGATCCCGTATCGGGGGATGTCCGATTCCATGTAAATGCATGGAATCAGGTTATGTTTGACCCTTTCTGGACTAAAAGAACGCTAGAAGATTGTTCTTTTATCTCTAGGCGCAAATTCTTATCCCGTCCTGAAATCAAGTCATTATTCCCTAAAAAGTCGGATTTGATCGAGAGCCTTCCTTATGGTCAGAGAGATGATAAATTTACTTGGCTTCCTTTTAGCCGCCAGTGGGGAATGCAAAGGTTAATGAACTACACTGAGTATTGGCGTGCAGGGTGGCAATACCAAGACGTCTTAGTAGACATGAGAACGGGAGAAACAAAAGAATGGAAGGGCGACAGACAGCGTTTAAAAATACTGAGAGATATAGAACCGTATTGGGATGTCATCAAGAAACCGGTGAAAAATGTGGAACTCGGAATCATTGTAGAAGGGGAATTACTATACTACGGAGTAGACCCCAGTGGCTTAAATCGTTACCCATTCGTGCCTTTCACTTGTGTAAACGAATCTTCCTACGATCTCTGGGAGTGGAAACTTCAGGGACTTGTCAGAATCCTTCGTGATCCGCAGACCGAGATAAACAAACGTCGCTCAAAAATGATCGATCTACTTGACAAATCTTTGGGCGCGTCATGGATAGCCAAGCAAAATGCCGTTACAAATCCGTCCTCTCTTTATCAAACAGGTCAAGGTCAAGTAATATTCGTAAAAGATACTGCTAACATACAAACGGACCTCCAAAGGTTAGATAATCAGGGTATACACCCATCAATGTTCCAAATCGAACAAGAACTTGAAAAGGACATGGCAGAAACTCTAGGTGTTTCTCCAGAAATGTTCGGTATGGCAGAGAATGAAAAGATTGAAACAGCTGGTATATTAGCTAAGATGAGACAATCAGCTTCCCTTGTCGCCCAACAAGGGATCTTTGATGGTCTGAGAGAATCACAAAAAATACTCGGGGAATTGACGTTAGAGTTAGTTCAGAAAAACTATACGCCAGAGAAAGTCCAGGCTTTAACTCGGAAACAACCAACCCCCGAATTTTTCTCTAAAAACTTTCTGAAATACCACATCGTGGTTGAAGAGGGAGTATTGACCGACAGTCAGCGTCAATCTCAATTCGTTGGTCTTGTAGCATTAAGGAATATGGGAATCCAACTCCCAGATGGAGACGCAATGATCATCGAGAAATCCAATCTGCACGACAAGAAGCCTGTTGCAGAGAAAATGGCTCAAATGGCTCAAGCACAGCAGCAAGCCCAGCAACAAGGGATGCAGCTTGAAATGCAAAAACTCCAAACTTCAACCAATGTCCTTAATGCAAAAGCAGAATCGGACAAGGCGCTCGCTGCTGAACGTATGAATAAAATCGGGCTTGACGCCGCACTTAGTGCCGAAAGAATTGCTAGAGCAGAAGATGAGGAGGCGGCCCAAGCGCTTAATTTTATCAGGGCTATCAAAGAACTCCAGGGTGTGGACTTAACGCATTTGCAGCAGAAATTAGACATCGTTCGGTCAATTATTGGGAAAGACGAGCAATCTAAAGACACACAAAACAAATCTGTTTAGATTGAAAATAAAATTTAAATTATGGTATAATTGAAGTATGAAAGACTTAAATAAAATGGGGCGCTCCTCGGATTCAATGATCTCCCCCCCTCAGTCAGCGAGCCGGGCATTGGATCAAATGGTCGCGGCTCAAGAGCTACCCTATGGCTATACGAGCGCCCCTCCTCCTTACTGGCATCAAAATGCCGAAGCAATAGAAAACCAAAAACTACAAAAAAAGGGAAAATATGGCCCATAAGAAAAAACCGATGCAAACCAAGAAAGATCGGAAAGACGAATCCAAAGGCATGAAAATGGCGATGGACAAGAAATGTGATATGAAAATGCCTATGAAAAAAGGGTGTAAATAATATGAAACTTTTAGATACTTTCCAGTCTTTCGTTACCGAAGATGATAAAGCCCAAAGAGCTGCTTTTGAAGCTGCGATGATTCAGAGAATCCAAAAAGAGGGATATAAGTTTTCCGACATGCTATATGAGCTATTCCTTTGCCAAGTAGCGGTTGCGAATCTATCTGAAGAAATCACTAAGCTAAAGGCTCCCAAGAAGGCAAAATAATGGCTAAGAAGTGGATACAAGGTGCCATAAAACACAAAGGCGCGCTCCATAGAGATCTTGGAGTCCCAGCAGGGAAGAAAATCCCCGCATCTAAGATTAAGAAAGCAGAACATTCAAAGAATCCAACAATTAAGAAACGGGCAATTTTGGCCGAGACTCTTAAGGGATTCAAAAAGAAATAACAAAGAGATAGATATGAAAGGCGTATATAAAAACGAAGTTGAAAGACCAGCCCAGCCGATGCAAGGTAGCATGGAAAAAGGAATGGGAATGAAAGAGTTCAAAGGACAGGCCGATGATCTGGCTTATGGCCAAGCAGGAGCTGCGGGATGTCGTTCAGACGATAAGAAAATTTCAGCCCAAATGAAAGATTACCATTGGACCGACGGATCAGGAAATAGCGGTTATTAATCTAAATAAGGGAGATTATGCCTTTACATATCGGCGAAGTCAGAGAAGAACTTAGCTACGAGTGCATTGAACGCGTGGAAGAATATGCGAACAAGCACAAGAAGTTCCGTCAGCCGTTTTATATAGTCGTGTGCGCAAAAACAGACCGTTTAAAACATGGTCAGATTAACGCCACCATTCAGCATTATTTCGAGCGCCCCCCAGCAATGTTGGGCCTCTTAGTTTGGTATGCAGACAGCCAGAAAGGAATTCTAGATTTCCTCCCTGAATTGTCATTCCCCCCTGACATACCATTAGATCCCTCTGTATTGTCCACAAAATCTTCTGATTTTGTCCCGTCAATTGCAGAGAAAGGGGAGAAAGCAAAAGTCTTGCTTTCTTAACTTGTCTTTTAAAAATTGGGCGTAATACAGGCTGTCGCCAAGCCGAAAGGGACAATCAATGTCAATACCACAATCGGGCGTACCAAGTTCTGTCGCCGAGAACATCCTAGTCGATAATTTCAGAATCATACCTACGGATGAATATACCGATGCTCCAGTAGAACAGGAAGTTGTTGCCGAACAGCAACCGACTCCGGTTCAACCTCAAGAGCCTATAGTATCAAATGATCCCAAGATAGAAACCTCCAAAGAACAAAACTTTGAAGCTTTCAGAACTGAAATTAAAGAGAAAATTTCTAAAATCGATGAATTGGAAAAGGCTCGTCAAAGCGAGCGTCAACTGTATGAACAAGAACTAGCTCTTCTAAAGAGCCGGATGGTTCAACAAACTCCGCAAGATCCCCGTAAAGAAGGTGTTTTAAGAGAGTTTGAAGACGATTATGTTCCTTCAGTTCGCGAACTTAGACAAGCATTCAATGAGCATGATAAAGGGCTAAGAGATAAGATCGACGAACTTGAAACAATGCAAGTTTATCCTGATTATCAACAAGTCCTTCAGCAGGATCTTGTACCATTCATCAAAGATAAACCACATTTCGTTCAGATGATTGCGCAAGCTCCTAACAAAGCTAAAGCAGCATATGACCTAGGTTTGATGGCAAAACAGTCTAAAACGGCTGTGACGCCCCAAATTTCAGTTCCTGAGGTTAAGGCACCCCAAGGTACCACTCCCTCAGAGATAGCGCAAAGAATCGTGGATAATGCAAACAAACCTGGAACATTGGCAACAGCTGGTGGCGTAGGATCTTCATTATCCAAAGCTGATTACTATGCGAGCATGTCGGATGCAGATTTTGCCAAGTTAGCTGCGCAAAATATGTCGAATATCTAATAAACGAATATAAATGGCAGTAACAACCCAATCGCAGATCCCCCCTGAGGTAAGGCAATATTTTGACCGATTATTGCTCACTTTAGCAAGGCCGTATTACATTTACGACCTATTTGCGCAAAAAAGACAAATCCCACTTAATAGCGGCGATCAAATGGTTTTCCGTCGATATGGTACTCTCTCAGCAGCAGTAACACCATTGACAGATGGCCAAACACCATCTGGAAACCAGTTATCCGTAACTGACTTCCAAGCACAAATCTCGTGGTACGGTGATTTTGTCACTATCAGTGACCAAGTACAATACCAAGTTCAAGACAGAGTTCTTAATGAAAGCACGAAAGTCCTTTCATTGCAACTCGGCCTCAGTATCGACACTCTAGTGCGCGATATGATGGTATCTACAGCAAGCACTATTGCTTGCCAAAACGGTCTTAACGGAAACACACCGACCGAGATCACAGACGCAGATATTCAAGCTGCTGTGATTGCTCTTAGACAGGGAAATGCACGTCTCATGACGAATCCATTACCCGGCGAGAATTATCGATTTGTTCTCGAAAAATCTTGGGTAATTGACTTGGATCTCCTCGCTGCGTAGAATGCAGAAGGACAACAAGGGCGAAGGCTTTAAATGCCTCGTTTATTAAGGAGTTTTAGACGGTTATGACAATCAATTCGAAAATCCTGGATTTCTTTAGGAACTCCCTGCGATCCGAATTTTTTGACATATGTCTTTCTAAACTCGATGAGTATAAGAGCATGTTCTTTCTTGGTAACAAGAAAGGGGATAATAAGAGGAAGCAATTGATCAAGAAGACCTCTGGTTGTGAACCACTCTATTTGCATTTTCCACTTTGGATTATGTTTTTTTCGGCATTTATCATAGATAAGACCGCCGAAAGTTTTGTGAATCCACTCCATAAGTTTTCGATCAGTGTTAACAATTTGGAATCTTGGGAAATAGTGGATGGATTTGAATCTTATTCGTCCTTGGACGTAGATAGATCCTTCTCCATCGATAATTCCTGCAAGGTATGCCAACTCAGTTTCTTTCCACATGCATCTAATATATCAGAACGAGCAATTTATGGCTACGCTGAACGACTAAACCCTGAGACCTCGAAAGAGGATGTGATAGTCTGAACTCTATGGAGACATAGAGAGAGAAATCCGAAGAGGTTTCTTCGCCTAGTAATAGGTCATAAAAGTAACAGATTTTTTGAAATTCGGTACATCTCCTGTAAGAATGTCTTACTGGGGATTTATGAGTGTCGACATTCAAGACGACCTCGAAGCCGTTTCTTCATTCATTTCTAGTGCAAACTATCCTAATCAGTTAAATGCACTCGAAGCGGAATGGGGGGCAACCCGAAACGTACGCTGGCTTTTGAACACCAACGGGTATTCAAACGGCGCATCACCAAACGTATATTCTAACTTTATTCTTGGACAAGAAGCCTATGGCGTTGTTCGTCTCGGAGCTAAAGAAGCAGAATTCATCGTAAAACCACTCGGAGCGAGTGGAACTGCTGACCCATTAAATCAAAGAGGAACTGTTGGTTACAAATACCCATTTGCAACTAGGATTCTCAATGACAACTGGATCACTAGATTAACATGCACACACTCATAAGGATAAATCATGGCTATTGTAAAAAACGGCTCTCTGACTGTCGGAACGGGTGGAGTTGCTCAAAATTTGAACTTGGGCTTTGTCCCGACTCATTTTTCGATGTGGAACAAAACTTTGACTGCTGCGACTCCTGTAGCAGGCATTGTATTTGCACAATGGTTTCCTCAAATGGCGAATGCCTCTGCAATGATTGTGACCTCAACAGTTACAAGCGGAGCTATGGCATGGTCGCTTTTAGCTTCTAATGGTATTACTCCATATAGAACTGTAATTGGTACGGAATTTGTTCCTCTCTCTGGCCTTCCAGCGGCAGCAACAAACACAAACCTAACCATTACAGCCATCAGCAAGGCAGCAAATGCTTCAATCACTGCTACTCACGCATTCACAAGCGCGGATATCGGTGTTACGACTGTTACTTTCCACGGTATCGTGGGAATGACTCAAATGAATACTCTTTCGGGAGTGATCCAGTCGGTTACAAGTACTACAAGCTTTACAGTCAATGTAGACTCTACCAGTTTCAGTACTTACACAAGCGGTGGAATCGCCAATATTATTTCTGGTGTTCCTGCTGTAACTACAACCGGATTCCAAGTTTACAACACTCCGTTGGTTAACGTTGGATTCAGAGGATTGACTTTGGGAACTAGTTTAATGGTCAATACAAGCGATGTATGGATTTATGAAGCAGTCCTAGATAGTGCAGTCACAAGCGATTAACGGTTGAGAAACTAGTCAATACTCAACAAGTCTAGAATCTTCATCTAAAGGATCAATCTAGACGCAGGCACCGAGGGGAGTGATACCCCTCGGAACGCCCTGTAAAGGAATACATGTCAAACGCAATTCCCCCTTCCGTTATCTATCCATCGCCTAACGAATGGCCTCAAGATCTGCTTAAGCCGATCACTAACATCACCAGGGATAGCAACGCCAAGATAACAATCACAGATCACGGATTTTCCAATTCTAATATTGGGATAACTTTCGTTGGATTCAAACAAGTTTTAGGAATGATCCAAATAAACGGAATAAATGCTTTGATTCAAGAAATCATCGATGAAAACAACTTCACTGTCAATATCGATTCAACAAATTTTTATAATTATACGTCTGGAGGAGTCTTGATCGTTGATTCTGGATTACCGCCTACTCAGACACAATCATTTCAGACGTTCAATACTCCATTTCAAAACATAGCAACTTAAAAACCACACACTCTGGTTCAGGGCCGTTTTCTCCTCCCTTTCGGCCCTGTTTTTAAAAAAAAGAGGACATATGTCAAGACAAAAAAAACAAACTCTGGGCGACAGCAAAGAAAAGAAAGTAACTGAAGAATTCCTTAAGGAAAACCCTGAGGGGATTCCCGATCAAATTTCTCAAGAAAAGGTGGTAATTTCTGATCATATTCCAAAATATGAAGAAGTTGTATTCACTAATCAGAGAGATCCTGGGGTAATGCTTGAATTCCATTATAGATCAAAAACGCACCCAATTAAGCATTATAAATTGTGCGACGGTGAACAATATAATCTCCCTAAAGAGATCATCGATCATCTTCAATCATGCTCTATCCCTATTTATGGAAGACCTGAGCCAGATAAAAGTGTGATGGATCTTCCAGTCATAGGACGGAAGTACATGTACTCATTCCGAAATCCAAAATCATTCCGTAAGGTTGCATAATGACCTGGACACTTGCAGATATCCGGGCGAAGGTGAGAAATATCACTGGCGCACCAGAAGAATCTCAAATTAGTACAGATGTCTTAAATGACTATATAAACCAGTTCTATACTTTTACAATGCCTGCTGAGCTAAAAACTCAGATTGAAACCAAATTTTTGGATTTTAAAACAGTACCAGGCCAAGACGTATATTCGTTCCCTTCGGGATATTTTACTGACCAACCTGGAGTATATGCAGATGGTTTCCCATGTATTTTTTATCAAGACCCTGATGTATTTTATCAGGACTGGCCTCAACAGTATGCGGTCGACAATATTGCGGCTGGAGATGGAACAACCGTGTCTTTCAGCGGTGCGCTTCAGAATCCTCCTGTTATCATTGCTTCTTGTTTTATTTCCGATAACAATCAAGTGTTGCAATCTCAGCAAGACGGAACCTTTACCGGAAATGGTTCAGGAACTATTGATTTTGTCTCCGGAGCTTTTTCAGTAACTTTTACAAATCCCCCTCCATCATCTGCTACTATTTATGCCAAATATATCGGCTATACAGGTAATCGTCCTTCAGGATGCCTTTTCTTCGAGAACGAATTCACGCTACGACCTGTCCCCGATCAGGTATATCAAATGCATTTACAAGGCTTTATTCAGCCCGCTACATTGGCATTAGATACAGATGTCCCCCTTCAAGAAGAATGGGGACCTTACATAGCATATGGCGCGTCTCTAGATATTTTCTCTGATAGAGGGGATTTAGGAAATTACAACGAAAATTACCCTATTTTCAAGAGATACGAATCTGTGGCTATCTCTCGCACTGTCACCCAACTTTCATCTCAACAATCAGTACCCAGGTTCTAATGGTCTATAATAACCAAATCCCACAAGCAAATAATAATCTTAGTGTAAGTCAGGTAGATATTTTAGGCAACTTTCAGTCGGTTGATTCTGGCACTACTTCCTCGGGTATCGGGTTCTCTCGGAATCATGTTACTATGACTGATGCAACTAATGGGGGCCTACACTTTCGAGTAGATTTTTATCAACCCACAAGTTCCCCTACTATTATGGGTTTTGTATCTTCTTTATACCCTCAAACAGTTTCAGCAATCCCAGAATTATTCTACAAGAATGGTACACGAGATACTCAGATGACTTTGAGTTCTTTCGTGGCTGCAAGTGGACAAGCTTTCATACCCGGTGGCCTCCAAATAAGATGTGGAGGGGGATCTACTGGGACACCGGTAGTTTTTAGCCCTGCATTTCCTAATAAATTTAGAAGCGTACTAGTGTCTGCTGCTGCTAATGGAGAACAGATAAACGTGACTGTTCCTACCGAGCTTGGTTTTACTCCAGAGCGAGGCGGAGGCGGAGGATCTGTTAATATTTGGTACGTAGCTTTCGGATATTGATGCCTTCGACCTATCAAGCCTTTCCTATTGCTGAATTTAAGACTGGCCTATACCAATACCTAGAGCCTTGGTTACGACCTGCCGATGCATTCGAGCCTTTATCAGATGCTTTCATATATAGAGGATCTCTCTATAAGCGTCCTGGGTACCGAGTATTAGGCAATGAGTCTGCGGATGGAGCGGGAAGAATGTCTTATATCGACTTCTT